GGCCATCGCCGGGTTGGCGGTGATGATGCCCCAGACCACGTCGCTTTCCAGCTGCGCGATGGAGTTGCCGTATATGGCGGGGATCCGGGTGAAGGCATCGAGATCGTCGTTGATCAGCACCTGCCGGGTGATGGCGACGACCCGGCCATAGGTCTTGACCTTGTAGCTCTCCTTGCTCTCGCCCAGCGTCCCGCGCTTGAACTCGCCGCTTTCGCCCACTTCCAGAAGCTGCGGCGCCTCGCCCAGCTGGACGCGGTGCATGGACTTGAAGTCGGTGGCCAGCACCTGGCGGCAGAAGAGCGCGAAGGTGCGAGGATAGGCATCATAGGCCTGCCGCAGCGTCTTGTTGGTGACGGCTGAGAGGATCTCGGGGAAGTCCGAGGTCGAGTGCAGCGCGCGCGTCGCCACCTCGTCACGCGACAGGCCACGCGTGTTGACACCGGCATTGCCGAGGCTTTCGCGGGCCAGTTCCAGCAGGGTCATGCCGCGGTACTGGCGCGCGGCATCCTCGAGCGGGAACAGCGTCGGGCTGTAGCGGTGCAGCAGCGCATTGGCCACGGCGTCGCGGCGGGTGATCCGCTCGTCGCGGCCGCCGAGGGGGACCGAGATATGCGGGAAGGTCCGGGTCTCGTCCGACTTCGCCGCCAACTGGTCGAGGATGAGGCGGCGAGACTCGTCCACGCTGACGCCGCGCTTGACCAGATCCTCGGCGAAGCTGCGCTCGAGGTTCAGGCGACCGGTCAGATCATAGATCGTGGACACACGGTCGCGCTCGGCCTCGCGGGCGCGGGTCGCGATGGCCTCGGTATCGGGTGCCGGAGCAGGTTCCTGCATGCGCGCGGTCGTCGGTTCGGGGTGTGCCGGGGCCGCGACGGGCTGCTGGCGGGTCTCATGGCTGGCGGGGACATCCCCGGCCACGGTGGTCGTGCTCTCAGGCATGGATGCCTCCTTTTGCATGCGGCTGTCGACGATCTCGACGGGATAGCTGGCCTGATCGGCCGCGCGGACCTGCGCGCGAGGATCGGCGGGAACGGTCACGAAGCTGACCTCGAGCGGGGTCCAGCGCTCGACGATGCGCTGCTCGACCTCGCCCTTGGCGGCGGGCTCGACCACCTTCACACGCTCGATGGAATAGCCGACCGAGACGTTGCGGATGATCCCGTCGCTGATCAGGCCGAACATGCGGTCGGCGGCCTGGTCGAGCCCCTCGCGGGGGAAACGGATGGTGGCCTTGCCTTCCTTGCCCTCGATCCAGGCGCGTTCGACCACGCCCACTTGCGAATGCGAGGACCAGACGGAATGGCTGTCGAGCGCCGGGGCGCCGGCATTGAGGCGCGTCAGGTCCACCGCCTTGTCGCTGACTTCGAGGATTTCGTCGAAGGGCACGGATGTGTCCCAGCCGGTCCACCGTCGCCGCCGGACGGCCGCGCCGGTGGTAAAGACGACGTCGACGGAGCGGGCCTCGGTATTGACGGTGGCGGGCAGGATGGGTGCGCGCCGCAGCTGCATCGGCAGGGCGACCGGGGCCGCCGTGATCGTGTCGGGCATGGCCCTATTCCTTCTCTGGTTCGGATGCGGGGACGGCCGGTTCTCTGGTCGGCTCGCCGGTTGGATCGCCCGCCTGCGCGCTGCCGGTCTTGGTGACGCGGCGCGGATCGCTGTCGAGCACGAGGCCGAGGCCGTCGAGCTTGGCGTTGGTCGCGGCGATCTCGGCCAGCACGGCGTCCGGGTTGTGGCCCTGTCGGGCGATGGCCTGCGCCAGCGTCATGGTGCCGGTCCGGATCGCCAGCAGATCGGCCATCGCGTCCTTGTAGGGATCGACGGCATCGAACTTCGGCGGCGACCATTCCACCGGCACATCCGGCGTCGGGATCTGCCCCGCTGCCCATGCGGCTTCCGTCAACCAGCGCCAGACGGGGGCGCAGAGCATCGGGATGAAGAGTTGCCACTGCACGGCATCGATCATCCGGCGGAACTCGACGAGCCCGGCCCGGATCGAGGAGTAGTTGACCTGGGACAGGTCCCCGGTCAGCAACTCGTAGGGCACCCGGAACCCGGCCGAGATCGTGTGCAGGCTCGCCCGCTTGTATTCGCCGTAGCCGCCAGTGGCGGCGGGCTGGTTGAACCGGATGTCCTTGCCTCCGCGGGCATAGGCGATGAGCCCCGGCTCGAACTGTTCGACACGGTTGCCGTCGGCATCGACCACGGTGGGTGCAATGCCCTGCTGGGATTCATCATCGCCGAAGACGATGGCGGTGACGCAAGCCTCGGTCTTCTTGCGGACCAGTTCGGCCACCTCGTAATCGTCGAGATCGCGCAAGGACCGGATCACCGGCGCGCCCCAGGGAACGCCGCGCGCCTGCGTACGCTGCTTCTCGTAGATGTGCGCGATCTCGGTTGCCGGGACCGGGCGAGACCCAGGCCCGCCCTGCAGCGCGCCCCAGGCATCGCCGGGGTGCGCGCCATGCAGCCAATAGGACCGGCGCTTGCCGACCGGATCGAACTCGATCCCCTGCACCAGCCGCCCCGCGCCGAGCACGCCGGATTTCGTGGCATCGAGGAAGTCGGCCTCCAGCACCTGCAATTGCAGCGGAACGGCCAAGCCGTCCGATGACCTGCGTAGCCTTCGACGGACTAGGACCTCACCCGCCTCGACCATCTCGCGGCAGATCAGCGTCTGCAGGCCGTAGAAGTCGAGCTGACCATCGGCGTCGCACTCCGCCGTCCAGCGCTCGAACAGCGTATCCACCTTCCGGTCCAGCGTGTCGTCGCCGCTGGCGGCGCGCGGCATGATGCCCGCGCCGATGATGTTGTTGACCAGCACTGCGACGGCTTTTGCCGCATGCGGGTTGTTGCGCACCAAATCGCGCATGCGGTCGCGCAAGAGCGCCCCGGCGACGCCGATCTCGGTGTCGGCCGAGGATCCGGGCGCGCGCCAGCCCTCGGTCCGCCGTCCGCGCGCCGCGCCGTCATAGCCGCGCGTCAGGGTCTCGAAAGCCTGCCGTGCCAGCACGCGCCGGGCCGCCATGCGCGGCGCCACCGTGGCGATGGCATGGTCCATCCAGTTCGCGGGCATCAGCGATCCCCGCGGTAGAAGCCCGCCAACCCGGCGACCGGGAGCGGCCGCGTGGTCCCAGCGATGGCCCGCTCGATGGTGCGGATGCGCGTCAGCAGATCCTCTGCCGACCCGTAGTCGACGGATTTTCCGTCGTAACTGACCCGGGTCGTGCCACTGGCATAGGCGCGGCGCAGCGCCGAGAGCTCGGTTTCCGTCCAGTCGGTCATGTCAGAACCATCCTCCACGTCGGCCAAGCCAATCCGACTGCCGCTTTCCTTGGGGTGCGGCTTGCGGTCGGTGGACCCGCCCCGCGCCATCCGTTTCCGTTGGCGCAGCCCCGAGCTGATCCTCGAGGTCGCGCCATTTCTCATCGGGCCAGCGATCCGCGCCTGCGATCCAGGCGGCGGCGCGGGCATAGACCCGGCAGTCCAGCGCCTCGTTGCGTTCGCGCAGCTTCTGCCATTCAAATTTCGCGAAGCCGCGTTTCGTGCGGACTGTCACCAGCTGTTCGGCCACGACCTGCTTCAGCCATTCGCTTTCCACCCACGTCGGCAGGTGGATCGTGCCGGGCGGAAAGGCTGCGCCCCCGGCGCGTTCTTCCTCAGTCGGCCGTTCCAGCCGCAGGAAGCGGTAGGTCTCGGCCTTGAAGGTCGACACCGCCACGGTCCAGAGCCGTGCGCCCCGCCGCAGACGTTTGCCGCCCTCGGTCGCATCGACGAAGGTCGGGCCCGACACCGGGCTCGAGCGGTTGAACCCCTCGACACCCTTCACCGGCGATACCTGCCCAAACCCCTGCGCCCGCGACCAGGAATAGACCGCCGGGGCCTCGTAGCCGGTGTCGATGGCCAGCCGCGCGATCCGCAGATGCGCGCCGCGTTCGTGGGGCCAGGACCGGTCCAGCAGCGCCGTCAGTTCCGACCAGGCATCATGCCGTTCGGGTCCGCCCTCGATCACGACATGATCGACGAGCCAGCTTTCCAGCCCGCGGCCCCAGGCCCAGACATCGACCTCGATCCGGTCCTTCTGGACGTCGGCACCGGCGGTCAGGAACAGCCCGCCAGCGGGCACCGTGCCGGAGGTCCAGCGCTCGCGGCGATCGTAAAGCCGCTGCCAGTCGGGGGCTTCTCCCGTCTCGACCCAGGTCTCGCCGAGGATGGTGTTGCGGAACGCCTTGATCGCCTCGTCCGAGCCCTGCGCCGCGTCCCATGCCCGCACGATCCGCTCCCAGCTCAGCCAGCCGATCGGCGAGTAGAGCGCCGAGAGGTGATACCCGACCGTGGTCGGATCGGCGGCCGTGGCGGTCGCCCGCCATTCGCCGCCCTCCAGCATCGCCGTCTTGTGGTGCTCTGCGATGGGCGTCTCGCAGCCCTCGCAATGGTAGGCGGCGGTCTCCGGCCTTCCCTTGTCCCAGCGCAGCCGGTCGAACTTCAGCCATTGCATCGTGCCGCAATGCGGGCACGGCACGAAGAACCGGCGCTGATCGCTGGCCTCGTATTCCCGTTCGATCCGGCTCAGCCCCCGGATGGTGGGCGTCGAGACCAGGAACACCTTGCGCCGGTGCGCGAAGGTCAGCGACCGAGCTTCGGCCAGCGTAACCGGATCGCCTTCCTCGTCAGCGGACGCCGGATAGGCGTCGACCTCGTCGAGGAAGATGTAACGCGCCGGGGTCGAGCGCAGCCCGACCGCCGAGTTGGCGCCGGTCATTATCAGGATGCCGCCCGCGAATTCCTTCGACAGCATCGTGTTGCCCGCGTCCCGCGACCGGGCAGGTTTGACCCGCTCCCGCAGCTCCGGGCTCTCGTCGATCAGCGGGTCGATCCGCTGGCGCGAGTTGCGCTTGGCCAGTTCGACCGTCGGCTGGACCGCCAGCATAGGGCCCGGCGCCTGGTGGATCGCGAACCCGATCCAGTTGTTGCCCGCCTCGGTCGCACCGACCTGCGCGGCCTTCATGAACACGATGCGCTGCATCACGTCGCCGGGCGACAGCCGGTCCATGATCTCGCGCATGTAGGGCGTGCGTGCCGTGCGATACCGCCCGGGCTCGGCCGAGGCGCGGCCCGACAGCATCCGGTGCCGGTCCGCCCATTGCGAGACCGTCAGATCCGGGTCTGGCGTCAGCCCCGCGCCCCAGGTGCGCAGGATTTCTGCCGCGCCGTCGAAAGCTGTCAGGCCATCGTCCGGCCCTGCGCTTGCGCTCCGGGCATTCGTCCCTCGCAAGGGTCCACTGGACCCTTGCGTTTCGCTGGCGCGAAACCGGTCCTCATCA